AGTTGTATTCGTGAAATTGAACGTATCAAACTTATACCGACCAGCAGATGTACGAGTAGCAATTGAAGAACCCCAGCCTGTACCCGTACTAAATTTTAGTACATTACCCGCAGCAGCAAGTACCCCTTCATTAAAAATCTTAACACCAAGAATCCGATTGGTGCTGTCTACTTGATTGCTATCAAACTTAGCGGAGCCAGATAGCCGCCTGTATCCTCCATTGATGCTGGGTTCAAAGTTTTGTAAAGTTACAGCAGCGCCCGGTGGAATAGAAAAGTCATCTTTATCTAAGACTAACCCACCACTTAAAGAAACTGTGACTGGAGATATTCGTGCGGTATCAGGCATATTTTATTAACTCGCCAGTGTGATTTCTTCTTCAACAAAAGCAGAAACCATAAGATCATTTGCAGCACCCGCTTGTGCTTTTAAAATATCCCCTGCCTCTAACATAATGTTTGCATTATCGATCCGATAAATATTATCCGCTGCAACACTAAGGGTGCTTAACAACGAATAGGTGGCACTAGCTGATGTATCGGTCCAAGAAAGTGTAATGTCAGCAGCATTACTGCCATCAACATTCGTAATAAAGATCTCTCGGATTCGTGCAGTAAAATTAGCTGGACAAGTATAAACTGCAGTCAAACTTGTCCCAGTCAATGATACCCCAGCATTTTTTAACCTTACAGCCACCTGAAGGTATCCTTTCTACTTGCCAAATATTTTTAACGCAATTGTATGTGCTTTATCAAATGAAACGCCTTCTTGCATAGCAACTTTCATTGCTTTCATATGCTTTTCCGTATGCCCCGGAACCGTTTTACCCTGCTTATTTTTATGGGGTTTACGGTGAAGCTGTAAAAGTTCTTTTTGTTTATCGGTTAAAGCTTTCATTTGTATGTTCTCCTGTTGTTTACGGCGGCTGCCGTCCTTGTATTTAACAGCAGCCGCCTAACACTTCTATTAAGAAACGCTGGCACTAAATGGAGTAGCTTCCGTTCCACTCGCAGTTAGGATGCCCTTAACCATATACTGATTAGAAGCAATATCAATAAGTGTAATTTCATCACCAATAGAAACACCACCTGTTGTAGTACCGTTCAACGTAATGGTATCCGAATCAGAGGCAGTATTAAACGTAGCCACTGTAGTGGCACTATCTTGATGAAGAGTAACAGAACCATCAATCGTATCAGTAGCATCAGCAACCTTAATTACATAGTTGGATGTATTAACAACTGAGACGATAAATTGAAATTCTGCACCAGAACCCGTTGCAGCAGGAAGCGTAAAGGTAGCCGCTGCATCACCACCGACTTCGCCCATTAGCAGAATACGTCCTGCATGATCGGCATTTGTCAGTGTTGCAGTTGCAGTTAGAGTAACTAAATCTCGTATAAATGATCCACCAAGCGTGGTTGTACCTGCAGTAACCGTTAGTCCACCAGCCGTTACGGTTAGACCGCCAGAAGTTACCTCCATACCACCTTCAATAAAGACATCTTCAGGCACACGAGAAATGCCCTGTGTCATTTTAAAACTAGCCATTTATTAATCCTTTCCTATAGCTAACTTTTAAGCTACTATGAAACAGTAGCACTAAACATCGTTGCAATATTAGAGCCTGCAGCACATGTCACCATGCCGCTCACTGCGTACTGATTAGATGCTATGTCAATCAATTCGACATAATCACCTATCGCACCCCCACCAGTTGTCGTGCCATTAAGTGTAATTGTATCAGAAGCAGCAGCCGTTACCATTGAGGCAGCGTCCGTTCCATCAGCATCAGTAATTACAATCTGACCGTCTATAGTGTCGGTAGCATCTGCCACTTTAATTAAATAATTTGAAGTGTTTACAACCGAAACAACGAATTTAAATACGCTCCCAGTGCCAGTTGCAGCCGGAAGCGTAAATGTGGCAGCGGCATCGCCACCAACTTCTCCCATGAGAAGTGTTCTCCCCGCATGATCTGCTGTAGTAATTGAAGCAGTTGCGGTTAGTGTAACAAGATCCCTTGTATGCCTATCGACATTTTGTTGGATTAGCCCTGATAATAGAGTCATAGAGCGCCCTCCTAAGACAATACTAGACGCATCGTTACATCTGTTCCGCCAACCCGTGCATAATTCAAATATTGTGAATTGCCTGCTTGCTTTGGAACAGTAAGAGAATGCAACCCTGCAGCCAACTTAACATCGTTAGCAGTGCTTACCGCAGCCGTGCTGGAAGCGCCAAAGTTTACATGAAACATTAGTTCCGCCTGCTGTCGAGCCAACCGTTACTGCCGACTGTACATCCCAGAACATATTGTTTCCTTGTGGAATCTGTGTCATATTATTCTCCTATCTAAAATGACGTTGAACTTGTATAGCCAGCAGTGATTGATCTCGGAATATATGTAGATCGAACATAATCATGCCGATTAATAAGTAGAGTTTGCATATTCTTTATGCCTTCTTGGAATAAGGCAAAACTACGCTCATACAGGGGAACTTCACTTCGATATAAATAAGTATATGCAACTGCGCCATCTACAATCACATGCCCAAATCTATCAGGAATCGTTGTTGTGTCTCCATGAGCAGATAAATCTGAACTGGGATAAGTGAAATAATCAAAAGCTAAAGTATATGCTTTATTAGGAAACGGGTAGAGTCCGTAGGTGTTATCAGGGCGTCGAAACACATGGGTTGGAATCCCACCTGCATCAATTTGAGCAACAGTAGCCCCTGTTGAATGGCTGGCTGCAGTCGTACTTTCTGCGCCTCTTGTTGCTCCCGTGAACGATGTGGAAGTTGTTCCAGTATACGTTATATTTTCTGTATTAATAATAATCGTACCTGACGAATCAAACGATGAAGCATCAGAAACAGAGATAGTAGTGTCATCATCATCAATACCACTACTTAATGTAGTTGTTACAGTATCGTCCTCTTGTTCAACATGTAACTCTAAATATTCTTTATAGTCGAGCAAAGACAAATGTCGAGTAGCATTTCCTAAAGTATCGCTTTTTCTAATCCTAAAGGTAGCAAAGTCGGCAAGTTTTCCGTTGGATGGCAAAGAATACGTTACAACTCCAGCCGTTAAAGTTTGACTAGCAGTGGCATGATTAAAAGGCCAATTAAATTCTTTTTGATTGATGTACCGAATTGCCTGATTAATCGCATTCTTAGCTTGCACTTGAATACCACGCGCAGTGCTAAAGTCTGTTGAAGTCAATTGCACATCATTCAACTTTGCAAGCACATCATTGGTATATGTTAAAAACGAATTTGCCATTTGCCCTCTTTTACATTAAATAGTGGGAGGGATTTGTGCCCCTCCCACCATCATTAACTACGCAAGCTGATCTCGATCAACTTCATCCGCCTCTTCTGCATAACCATTTACATCAACAAGACATGCGTAAACTCGCAGCCTTCCTTCAGTAACGTCAGCAGATGAAGCAATGAGCTTAACATCAATCGTGTCTGTAGTAGTTACAAAACATTCCCACAAAGAGTCAGCACCAGTAATAACATCATTGGCCTGACCGTTTGTTCCTTCAGCGAGAATACCTGTTGAGGTAACATCTCCACCATCGATGATGTCATCGCCTTCAGCAAAATCGATATCTACTGTTGGAGAACTACCATCAAAGGCTTTAAGAACTTCCGCTCCAGCAAACAACACAAAAGTATTTGCAGGAATTTCAAGAAGCTGGAAAATATCACCATTAGTACAACTATAGCCATCTGCAGCAAGAGCGTCGATGTCGAGAATAGCATCGACCATTCTCATAGCACTTCCTCGACGAGTAGCTTGCAAAGTTGCAATAGAGTCGGCACTTACGCCAGTGGTTGATTTTAGTGTCATATCAAAAGTTGCCATTGTAATACCTCCTCTATGCTATATTGTATTTCGCTGTGGCAATTGCTTCAGGTCGTAGAATCTTACGACCATAAAGGTGCATACCACGCACGATGTCAGCAAAGCTATCAGGATCACGATACGTTTCCGTCTTAGTGATCTGGCTTGCGGTTGCAATAGCAGAATTATGTCCACCAACAATCACACCATAGTTGGAGTTCTGATTCGCAGTACCAGAGGTACCTGGACCAGTGCCAACAGCAGGAAGGTTGTTAGAAACATAAACCCTAAAGCCGTAAAGATTATTTAGTGCAAGACCATTGCGAAGGCCACCGGCCTCGCCAAAGTCCTGATTGAGAAGTCGGGAGTCCTCATCCATCAGCACTTCCATGAAGTGTGGTGAAATAACGAGCCACCGATTATCCTTGTCCACAAACTGCGTGTCCAAGAGTCGAGCCATTCTTGCCACAACCATATTAGGTGATGCAGTAGCTGTAGGAAGCGCACTTGCCCCCGGCAAACGAGCCGTAACGGGAATAGAGTGCGTGCCTGCCGAAGAGGTGGTAATGTTACCAAAGTCACCCTTCTTAAGCTGCATGGAAGAAAGCAGTTCGTCGGAACCAGCAGTCGAAACAGCCTTGGTACCAGAAACCGTAGTATTAGCGGTACTGGCAACTGCGCTGATAGAAGCCTGAGCAAAACCAGAGAGGTAGCCTAGAACTTCTGCGTCATACTGATCCTTGAGGCGATAGCCTGCACGATCAGACGCTACGTTCTGAAAGTTCACATGTGAATGTGCTTCTTCGATGTCATCAACCTTAAATGCGAAGTAATTAGCTTGGTCAACGACAAGCTGAAAATCTTCATCATCGAGGTCTTGTGGCGAGATTTGAGTACCACGGGCATAAGACTTGACCGTGATCTCAGGCTCCTTGATAATACGGACAGTATCACCAAAGTTTGCAATATCACCAAAATAATCATTATTGGTAATATCCTCTGCAACAGAACCCTTGCGGAACGCAAGCTGGACCTGCTTAGAGTAAATTACAGGGCTAAAATTACCATTAGGTAAGTTGTTATACCCTGCAGCACGTTTAAAAGCCATGATTAAAATCTCCTTTTTCGTACTAAGTGGGCAACAAGGCCCACAAGTATAGTTGTAATTCTATACTTCAGGACATAACTTTTACGGGCCAGTTCTAGGGGGTAGGATAAACAGGTGATCAGCCTGTTATCGGCCATATCGCTGGGTTGCAAAAAAGTTTTTTACTTATATATTCTAGGGTTGCACAACCTGTGGGCCTAGTTATATTACCATTCTACCTAAAATATTAAAAAAGTCAAGGAAAAAATGTAGTTATCTTGCACTTCCTGAAATATCGTAGATAAACTCACCAGAGCGAATTGCTTCCATTATCGACTCTGCATGTTTTTCATATTGCTGAGAGGACATTCCCTCTACAGTAGATTCTTTCCATTTGCCACTATCTGTGCTTGTTTCAGGAGCGGCCTTAGCTGCTTTTGTATTTACGGCTCTTGCGGCATCCTTAGTATTAGCTTTCTTAGTGTTCGTTTTAGAGGAACTTTGATTGCCTTGGTCTACCTTGTACAAATCAATGGCTCTAGCGGCAGATCGAGCATCGGTTTCATTTTCATATAAAGCATCTTGTACCCACTTTGGCTGTGCTTCTGCCCAGTTATGAAAGTCGTCAGTGGCTCTAATTTCCTCAAAATCAGGGTGCAATGAAAGCAACTCTGCTTCTGCCTTCTCTCGCTTGGCAGTAGACTGTAGCTGGTTAATTTCATCCATGCGCTTTTCTAAGTCTTTAGATTGTTCCTTTGACTTTTTGATTGCAATGGTTTCAATAATAGCAGCTACATCTGGGTATTCTTTTGACCAGGCTTCTAGTTCTGGCTCAGTCTTTGGAAGTTTAATTTGTGTTTTTGTTGCCGTATCCAATTGACTTTGCAGGGCCGCTATTTTTGCTTCATGCTCTTTCTGTTGCTTTTGGGTATGTCTACGTAAATCACCATATCGCTTTTTAAAAGTTTTTTCTTCAGCACTATCTGGTTCTAGTAATTCTTGTTCAACAATCTTAGCTGCCCGTTCGTCTTTCTCAGCTTCTTCTTTTTGCTGTTCAATTAACTCTTCAAGCTCTTTTTCTTCATCTTCAATGGTTTTTTGAGTGTCATATCTACGATCACCCATGCTCACAACCTTTTTAATCGGATCGGTTGTACCGACTACTGTTTCGTCTGTCATGTTTTCTCTCCAATGTTGGGGCTATCCGTAGCCAATGCGGGGGGTTAGGTAAGCCAACAATGAGACTATTAACGTCTGGCTAGTCCCTTGCCATTTCGTCGTTTATTCTTTTTCTTTACTAAGCCACCAGCGGCCATGCCACCATAATCCTGTGCATATTGTTCTGCTGCTTCTCGTCTACGTTCTTCTGCTTCCCTTTCTCGTGCTGCTTCAATGGCATCCGCTGCTGAGGCCGGTACTTCTGTTCGTGCTGGTTCTGGTTCCTCAGGAGGCTCTTCTGGTTCCTCAGGAGGCTCTTCTGGTTCCTCAGGAGGCTCTTCTGGTTCCGGGGCTGGGTCTCCTAGTGGTACAGCCGGTGGACCACTATCTCCTGTATATGGTACCCGACGTAGCAGTTCTGCTTCGGCGTCAGGGTCATGTTCTCTTTCGATTCTTGCTCGTTCTTCCCTAGTCACATGCTCATACCAAGGTGCCCGATACTTCTTTTCTGGGCCTTCTGGTTCTTCTTCTCCACTTAATATTGGTATAAGACTTCTGATTAAGGGTGGAGTTATTGTGGATCCAATAAGTTCACCAAGTTTCCCAATAGGGTGCTCGGTCGTATAAAGAGATCTATTCAAAGTATTGCTGGCTACATCCAATAACCTTTGTGGATTATATACAAGCTTTCCATCAACAAACTTTGCATCTTTTATGTCTACATTTTCTCCAGCCGCAATTGCATCTAGATACCTTTGATTTTGAGCGGCTAACTTTGCCTTAGTCTCTTCCTCACGATCTAAAGTTTCTTGTTCGTATTCTTGCTCTGCAATACGTTGTCTTTCATTTTCTATTTCTTGAGGAGAACGAGGGTCTTGGTTAGGATCAACAGGCGATATTGGTTGTTCCTGCTGTTGATTGTATTCTTCTACAGTAACATATCCGGGTGGAACATTTACACCGGGAGGTAACTTTCCACCAACCAGTGTAAGAAAAATACTAGCGCCAGTATCTTTATGTTTATACTCTTGAAGTTTATATCCCCCGAACTGACCACCTGTTATTCCTTGATAGTCAGGGTACGATATAGTAGGCGTACCGGGTTGAACTTGCGGAACCACTGACATCGGCATTGGCATAGGAGTAGCAGGCATTGGCGAATAAAACATTTGACCTGGTTGTTGAGGGGCGGCTGCTACTTGAGCGCCTGGGGCTACTGTTGGCGTCTGCACAGTTGGAGTAGCAACTGTTGGCGTCTGCACGGCTGGCGTCGGTACATTTAAACCTGTAGGAGTTGTATACGTACCACCAGTTTGATATTGCACAAGGCCGCCATTTGCAAAAGAGTGTACTGGAGTTTGCAAGCCTCCACGCATAAACATTTCTGTATCTATGGGCCTATCTAAAATAGGAGTAGTTTCCTCTTCCATTGTAGGCAATGCCATGTCATCAGGCAACGTAGCTTCATCTGGGCGACCTGTCATGCCCATTCGGTCCATTTGTCGTAGCCCTTGTTTTGCTGTATTTAACGAGTCCATATAAAAATCTAAACCATGATAATTAACAGCGTACTGAGGAACCACAAATTCCCCTGGGCTAATCGCTGCAACTTCATCGTCTCGTACTCCTTCAGCAGTAGCACCTAATGGAATTTCATTGCCGCTGACTGGATCAGTATCATTTGGATCTTGTACAAGACCAATCTGTATCATTTCATCGTTTTCTTGTTCCGATGCCATAGGTGTTCCCCCTTTTTGTAATCTAGGTAGCGATGATACTCCAACCTCATCAAAAGCAATTTGTTGGTTTGTTCTAAGAAGCTCTTGTTCTTCTGATGTTAAATTATTTCGTAAGCCTCTTTCGTCTTTAATTAAATCCTGTGCTATCTTTTCTTTGCGTAAGCTCTCCATTTGATCTGCAGTTGCTTCGGCTGTAGCAAAAGAATCTCTTTCATAAGGAGTAGGTTCTTTTGGTCTACTAACTAAAGACCCCCGTGACGTAAAAGGTTCAGCAACCTCAGGCCGATCAGCAGATTCCCGTCGTGCTGCTTCTGCAGCAAATGCCTGTTGTATTGCTTCTAATCTATATTGTACTCCAGACCCAGTTTTCTTTGCTTCTTTGTAGTCTTGACTAGGGTTTTGACCAGTACTATCTTTCAAAAATTGCTCTGATGCTGTGCGAAAATCTCCTTTATTAATTGCCGTTACTGTGTTATTCCCCGCTGTAAAATCTCCACGATACACACCACTCATAATTTGTGTTTGTAATTCAGGACTAAACGTATCGTAATTGTCAAATAACTCTCGTGCTTTAGTTTCTTTAGCGTCAAATGCTCTTAAAAAAGCTTGAGCGAAATTTTCTCCTCGCTTTGGTCGAAATTCGCCAACACCACCTACGCCTTCGGTAACTATCCCTTTGGTATCAAGATACGGAACAGTTACTAAACCCTCTTCCTTAATAATAAATTTTTGTGCGTCTGTTAACTGTTCACCTTCAGGCATTTGATTTTGTATATACTCTACTGCATCATTGCCAAGAAAATATCTTCCAGTGGCTCTGGCGTAATCTTGCGTGCCCTTCTTAGAAAAATCAAGAGGCCCCTGAATTTCAGAACGATCATAAGGAAAAGGATCCGTAGGTTTTTTTCTTGGGCGAGGAGTACGAACTACTCTTGGTGGAGTAGGTTTTTTTCTTGGGCGCAATTCACCTTCTTTCATCTTACGTAAAACTTCCGCTTTATTTTCGTTTTCGTCAACCATGTGAATTTACTTCGTCCCTTAGCGTTTTTAATTTACGCAACATATGAATCGCTCCTTGTGCTTGATGCACATTAACCAAATCGGTACTTTGTTCTAAACTTGCCTGTTGTTGCCCAATCGTCCAATCAATATAATTATTGAATGCGTCCCATTGGCGCTTGTTGTTGACCAGGGTTTTGAGCTTGCTGAGTAGGTTCTTGTACGGTTCCACTAAACTGTCCCTCCATAGGTGTTGGTGCGCCTCCTACACCAATTGTACCACCTCCGCCTCCTTGCATGTCATTTGGGCTTAACCCAGGAGCCTGTGGTGGCTGTTGTCCAGCGGGGGTTTGTGGCTGCTGTTGCTGTAAAATTTTAGCCTGGCGAGCAGCTTCTTCTGGAGTATTACAAACCTTATCTGGATCAAGTCCCATCGAGTTTGCAATCTCTCGAATAATAGATGTAAATTTAGCAAAGGGTGCAAGAGCAGGATTAGCGACAACTTGCAAGAATTGCAATAGTCGCTGGCTTCGCACTTCGTTTGCCATCAAACTTTCCGTTCCCCTAGCTTTAACCTCTAAGTCACCTTTTATATCAGGGTCAAAATCAAATTGCATGTTAAAGCTAAAGAATGCTTCACCTAATGGTCGTAACAAATAATCATCAAAGTTTTTAACTACGGTCTTAATACTTCCTGCCGCAGCGCCCATAAGCATAGAGATACCTGCTGCAGTTCTTCCTGTGCCCACAACACCAGTCTGTCCGTGTGCAAAACTAGGAAGGCCCGTAGCTTCATCAGAAAGCTGTCGAGCCTTGTCAAACAATTGCATATTTTCATTACTGACGTTTGGAAACTTAGTTCCAAAGATCGCCTGTCCCGGTGCG